GGATTACAAAATCCTATACCTATTACTTTTGTATCACTTTAACATTTAATTAAATTTAATATATATGGAGGACAGCGTTATGGCAAAAGATAAAGATACCAGTAAGATAAATAAAAAAGAAATAAACGATTTGGCGAACAACATTCAAATTGGTGTTGATGACTTATATTCAGACACATATTATAATGAACCAACAAGCAAAAATGATTTAGATAATATTAAGAAGAACATAGATGCTTCAATAAATAATATTATTTCAAGAAATAACAATAGTGTTGGTAAACCAAGTATCAGTAGTATTTATGCAAGGTTAAGAGGACTTCAAAATGATGATGAAGTTTTAAAGAACTTTGAAGAAATATTTAATGATCAAGATGTTGTAAATAACATTATGGCTATATGCCAGACACAAAGATATATAAAAGAATTTGATACCGAAATTGATACTATTATTAAGTATATGCCAAAGCTTCAAGAAGCATTGGATACTAAAAAGGATGCAGTATTAACAGCCGATACATATGGTAATGGATTTCTTGGTGGATGTAAAAATTTATCAAAGAGTCATGAAGATGCAGCAGAAAACTTTCAGAAAAGATTGAAAGAAATAAAAGAAGTTTATAGATTAGAAGAATTTCTTGAACAGTCGTATGATAATGCTTCTAAATATGGAGATGATATGGTATATATAGCTCCATATAATAGAGAGATATCAAGTCTTATTAATAATAGACAAAGAAATGGTATTTCTAATAATGCATTATCTGCACGTCTTGGAATAAAAGAAGATATGGGTAAATACTATATAACAACTGAAGGTGCTAATATATCATCTTCTAATAATATTGAAATAGATGAAGATTTAATAAATTTTGCAGCAGATAAAAAATTTACAGGAATCAATGTAAAGTTTAATAAATCAATGATTCTTGAATCAGCATATATAGAAGAGAATGTAAAGAATAAAGTAAAAAATGAAAGTAAAAATAAAAGTAGATTTAAGAATCTATTAGATATAAATGATTTTAATGATAAAGATAATTTTGATTCATTCGATTCTACATCTCCAGATGGTATGACCGATTTAGCAAAGCAAGTTAAACCAGATGAATTAAAATTAAATGGTTGTATTATTAAAAGACTTAAGAGAGAAAGAGTAATTCCAATATATATAGAAGATATGTGTCTTGGTTATTACTATTTTGAATTTAATGACCCAAATAATTTAATATCTAATTTTACAGATGCAAACGATCCAATGCTTGCAATAAAAAGAAGAAGTAATTATGGTAGCAATGGTAATATGCTAACCACTGGAGAATTTAATAGTTCTGAAGCTGATAGACTTCTTACATATCTATCTTCGGAATTAAGTGATATTATTGATGCACAATTTGTAAATGCAAACCAAGATATTAAGAAAGAAATATATGCATTATTAAAATTCCATGATGTATTTATGTCATCTCAAACTGGTCAGCTTAAAGTAACATACATTCCACCAGATGATATTTATCATGTATATTTTAAATTAGATCCTGTTACCCATCGTGGTATATCAGATCTTAATAATTCAATATTCTCAGCAAAGCTTTATTCGTGTTTATATATTACAAATGTTCTTGGTGTTCTTACAAGAAGCCAAGATAAAAGAGTATATTATGTAAAACAAACAGTCGATACAAATATATCTGGTACACTTCTTAACACAATCAATCAGATTAAGAAATCTAATTTTGGATTAAGAGAAGTCAATTCGATTGGACAGATATTAAATATTACAGGAAGATATAATGATTACTTTATTCCAACATCTCAGGGAGATCCACCAGTATCATTTGAAGTATTACAGGGTCAGAATATAGATGTAAAAACTGATTTGATGTCCATGCTTGAAGAGATGGCTATCAATCCAACAGATGTTCCATTGGAATTAATTCAATCAAGACAATCCCCAGATTATGCAACACAATACATTATGTCTAATTCTAATTTCTTACGTAAAGTATTTAAGAGACAATCTCTAGTAAATATAATATTTAGCAGGATTGTAACAGCTATATATAATTATCATTATAATGAAAATGATCAAGTTCAGATTAAGTTACCATCACCGTTGTTCTTAAGAGCAAATAATTTAAATAATATTCTTTCTAATGAAAAGGATTATGTTAATGCAATTGCTGAATATGAATACATGGGTGAATCGGATGAAACAGAAAAGAATTATTTTATACAAGTTATGAGTAGAAATCTATTACATAACCATGTAGACCCAGATTTAGTTAATCAGGCAAAGACACAAGCAAGAAATATGAAAGCAGAACAAGGTAAAGCTGAAGAATAAAAAATATCCCAGTAGGTTTAATTACCTACTGGGATATTTCTGTATTTTTTGGAAGGTAGAGTAATCAACGGCAAAAGATTACATTAATAAGTAGTTATATTAATTAATTATTATTTTCTATATAAATTTGCAATTTGTATAAGTTACTAAATTCAATTGTATATTATAATAGTGAATAAGAAGGTAAGCTATATACCTTAATATAAATATAGCATGTATTGAAAGGAAGTTGTAATATGAGATATCAGGTAATTGCAGACTTAAACGAAAGAACTATTAAAATTTTGGATTTGCAAAACAAAAGAGCTACTTACATAGTACAAAGAGACGAAACACCAGGAGAATATTTGTACTATGTAAGTAATAATGAGTCCATCGAAATTCCGGTTGATACATTATGGCACGAGTTTAAAAATGAAAAAGGTAATGATTGTATAGCATTTAGCCTTTATAGTAAACCTGTTGTTTATAATGAACATAAAGATTTATATGATTACGGTAATTTCAACTTCGATATTACAATTGATTTATGGAAAATATACTGTGTTCACTATTCTACTGAATTCTAAGAATATATAAAAATAATTTTAAGGGTAAGCATTAAGCTTACCCTTATTTTTTTTTGTTTACAATTAATCGGTAGAAATTCAGATGGCCATTATTACGGCCATCCGAATAGTTTCTACAAAAGGAGATATATTAATATGAATACAGACTAGAGGTATTAGCAGATGCAACAGGCTGCATTGATGTCTGTGGAAGTCCTGATACTGCACCTGGAAGATTAGAGTAATCAACACTACCACCGAATGAATTTGTTCTGTCACGAAGTGCATTAACACCCTTGTATGCAGCTCTCCAAGAGTTAACCTCAGTATACAAATCATTTGTTTCGTCATTCATCATTTCGAGGAATGTCTTAGCACAAAGGTCAACCATGTTAGAGCTTACCATGAATGTATTAAGTTCAATAGTAATATCCTTAAACTCAATTGTACCCTTTTCTGAGTTGTAGATTGAGTAATCTGCCTTAGTAGGCTGGCAATTACAAAGCAGGAATGCTTGCTCAAGCTGTGTAAATGTATTATCAGTTACACCATAGAGATAAGTCCAGCACTCTTTATCATATCCAGCTTCACCAGCAATAGATGAATGATTAAGATAACCATTATATCTCTTAACCTGAGTATACGGGTCTTTGATACCTCTGAGGTATGCAGTATGAACCTTAGTCATAAGGCCACCAGACTTTTCCTTATATCTTAGAGATACAGTAGTACCAGCCTGACGTACAACCTTAGTGATAACATTAATTTCAGTGATACCATTAGAAATCTGTTGGGTTTCTGTGGTCATATCATCAATATTATCGATACCAAGGAATTCACACTCAATTACTTTCTGGTAGCTCTGGAGCAGACTATCAAAGCCTGCATCCTGTTCTGCCATTACTGTAAGCATCTTAGGTCTGGTTACTGTTATAAGAAACGAATAACCAGACTCGTAGTTATCAAACTGTGCGAGATTAGAGAAGTCTGTAACTCCCTTAAGAAGATTATAGTTCATAAGATTCTTTGGAATCTTTAAGAACTGGTACATATTAGCACCTTTTACAACGTTATCAGCCATATTCTATGTCATCCTCCTTATTAAAATATTGATCCGTCATTTTCAAGTTCGTAAATCTTGAAATACTCATGACGAATAAAGTCTTTAAACATAACCTTGATTGAAGCATAGAATACTTTCTTCTGAACCATTTTCTTATCTTCAATGTACTCGAACTGAAGTACCTTAAACTTGCCACCAAATTTATCAAGTACTTCTTGAACATCCTTCTTATAGTTCTGAAGGTCTTCCTGTGTAAGGAATGAGTAACGAATCTTAGGACATCTACGTCTGATTGCTCTCATAACTTCTTGTACAGCAAGCACATTATGGATATAACAGAATTCAGTTTCTGATGTAATAGCTGTCCAGTCTGATTCAAGAACAAGAAGTCCATCTTCAAGACCAGCATAGTTAATACGATTATCGTCAAGGTCTTCCTTATCATTTACTCCAGGCTTTACTCTAGGAATAAAGTTTACAGTACCCTCAACTGCATCGTTAAGAACCATACCATATAGCTGACCACATACAGGTCTATCTGAACCATTAATAAAATGCTTAGGAAGCAATTTAGATAGTGTATAGCAGATAGTAACAGGAATCTGTCTCTTTGTATACGGATCAATTACATCATATGAAACATGATATGTTCCACAGAACATTGTATCTTTCTCTTCAATACCTACAGTCTCATCTATATCGATTGAATCGTTATCAAGTTCTGCATAGTAGATTGAATCCTTATCTTTAAGACCAAGACCAAGATCTCTGAAGTAGAAGCAGTCCTCACGGAACTTAACAACTCTTTCGATTGCTTGCTTGATATTGAAAGGATAATTACAGTCAAGTATTGCAGCAGGCTTGATATTGTCTCTGTCATAGATTTCACCAGTACCATTAGCATCTGTCCAGAAGTCAAGAACTTCTTCAAAGTATGAAGCAGTACCCCAAGGAGCAGTACCAAATGAACCATTAGAACCATTAGCAAGGTCAAGACCAAATGCTGTGGAAATATTAGTTCCAGTAGAGAAATCGTATGTCAATGCAGTATTAGCAGCCTTAATACCAGCCTTAGTAAGCAAGTAATCAATAGTATACTTACCATTCTTTGATGTACCAAAGAAATAGTCAAGTGACTTAAGATCATCACCAGTAACGCCTACTGAAGTTGCAACTGCATCGATGAACATATCCTGATAGTTTGTAAATATGTAAGCCTTTAGCTGACTTGAATACTTAGAAACTATTGTCTGAAGTGACATGTTTTCGCCCTTAGCGATGAGCTCATAATCAGAACAGAACTGAAGCTCTTCAATTGTATCACTATTCTCAATAACCTGAATATCATAAAGCATATAAGATAGAACCTTAGAAGCTCTATTGTCAGGATATATACGAATCTTCTTCTTAGAAGCACCACGACCATTATCTGTAATAGCATAAAGAGGGAACTTCTGTACGTAAGCATCGGTTGTACCATCATATGCAACAGCAGTAGAAGCTGTTACTGAGCCATCGGCATTCTGCTTAGCAACATGTGAACAGTCAATAGTGTATACATTGCTTGTACCATCAGCCCAGTTAAAGGTAATAGTATAGCTTGTAAGATTCTTGATGTTCATGATATGATCAAGATACATATTATCTGTAAGTACTTCAGGACCCCAAGGACCACTGTTTACTCCAGTAACAGATATTGTCATACCAACAGTGCTCTTATTTGCAGGAAGTGTAATTCTTGTAACAACAAAGTTACCGGAAGCACTATCACCGCTATATCCCTTTTCAACAGTTGCATAAGGAATAGGAGCATCTGTAGATGCATACAGTGTATACACATTATTCAGATAAAGCATTGCAGATACATTCTTGTTAGCAAAAGCACTCAGATTACCAAAATCTGGTGTAAATGGAGCAAAGTCTGTAGCTGTTGTACAAAGCTTGATAGGAGCTGTTGAAACTGTAGAACCTGCTTCGTTAGGAAGAATGGTCTTTACTGCTTCAGCAGGAGCTGTCTGTTCTGTCATTGCCTTAACCTGAGCAATTGATACGATATTAGAGTAAGATCTTGTTTCATAAGAAACAGTTGTACTCTTAATCATTACAGGTGCATTTGCAACTGTTGTTCCCGGAATTGTTTCACCATTTACAACAGAGCTTTCGGTTGTTGTTGTTGTAGCAGTTGTTTCTTCACCTGTTACTGCATTGTAATACAGAAGAGCACCAGTAGTATTTTTCTTCTGTACATTTGCTGTCTTTACAACACCCCATAGTACAAGGTTAGCAAGAGCTGAATCCTTCGCTACAACTCTATTACCAATAACAATACCACCATTATTGATAATATTGGCAGCCTGAAGAAGAGGCTGTCCGTGCTTTGCAAATGACATATCAGTTCCATATAGTTTGAAGAACTCTTCACCTTCAGTAATCTTCATTCCTTCAGGGCCTTTTTCTGATGAAAAACAACAGATAAACGCTGGTGGAATGACAGTACGCTCAGGTGTTAGAGTTGAGGTACTCTTCGGTATAATTTCAAAGGTTGTACCTGGATACATTGCCATAGGAATATCCTCCTTTTATAATAATTAGTAAAATAAATCACGTAATTTTTACTCATGATTTTTACTAATATGTTTAAATTTAATAAGCCCTACCGTGTCAGTATAGTCTCCATTGGTGAATATTTATCACTATCCATAGTAATTGCGCTTACTACACCCTCATCAAAGTATTCTGATGTTATAGCAGTAAACGGAGATATGTGTTTTGGAACTTCTTTTATAGATACCATAATATAATCTGTAGGGTCATCGCTTCCAGATAATCTGTATGGAACAGTAAGATCTTTTGGAGATCTGCATAGTTCTGATGTAATCAAACCAATCAATTGATATGGTACAGAATACTTGCCTCCATTAAGAGTAATATTATCAATAATATATTCATACATCTTATCATATGGTATAGTTGTTGGTAGATGTCCCCATAAGAAAAGCTTATAGAATTCTTCAATATTTAATGTATCTTTTGGTACTTTTGTAGATACAACAACCATATCATTTTCATAATATTTTAATACTCTATAATCTTGTTTATCTGTATTCTTTGTTAATTTAAGATTCTTAGCCTTTTCTATTTCGCTTGGTTGTGAAAGAAACACTGTTGGAAATCTAAATGGTTTATGTAATATAACTTTATTGTCTTTATCAAATACTGCATAATCTAATATGCCAAGAAGATTTACATAATCTCCAATAATAATAGCATTTTCTCTTTCAAAATATAATTCTGGAACATAGAATGCAAAGTATCCGTCTGGATTTGCAAACTGTACAGAAGATCCAACTTTCTTTATAAAATCAATCATATCTTTAAACTCCTCCATATATAGTATTAATAGTTTGTTATTCATACAAAAAATTAATTTGTTTATTTATAAATTAATAAATATATATTATATATATGAGTATAGAAGAATAACTATGCTTATATATATGATTGCGGGCATATATATAAATTGAAAGGTCGATGATTAATGGTATCATTAAAAACAAGGCGTGTTAAGACATTAGGAATAGCAACATCAAGAAAGATCAAAACATTAGGCACTGATAATTACATGGATTGTGGTAAGACCGAATGGTCAGGCCAGGTCCATCTGAGAAAGAAATCTAATGGTAGTATCATTTGTGAGTTATTCACAAAAGGTATTACAGTGTTGTCGAAAGACACAATTGGATTGACTTCTTTTCTGGCACCAATCAGAGACGGTAAGTTCTTCTTGCCTCTCTGTATGAGATCAATGTTTAAAAGCGGATACATTATCGATGACAGCATGAGCAACAAAGTTATCATCGAGCAGGCATAATTTCAAAACATATGAGGGTAACCATTATGGTTACCCTCTTTATTTTTTTTAAAATTCTTGAACTTCTAATACATCAGCAGATATTACATCTGTCCATGTTGCAGTACCATCACCATTGTTTACAAGATTATCTCCAGGATTACCATCATTAGTAATTATAATACCAACAAGATCTGAATCTGCATCAGGATTTAATATTGTAATATTTCTTACATCTGAACTTCTTACCATTATTACATTTGATTCATTCTCTTTGGAACAATCTAAGCAAATAACAAATCCAGGTTCATTAATACCATAATGAGTAGAGAAATTAGAATGCTTAATATCATATGGTTTTATGTATTTAATCTTTCCAACAATTGATTGTGCATTACCAGCACTAATTACATGTGTTACTGCAATTAGATTTCCAGCTTCGATTGATGCAAGTATTGGATCTCCATTAATTACATTTATTTTTACATTATATATTTCTCTAACAGAAAACGTTAGATCAAGAAAATTAGCAGCCATAATAATCCTCCATAATAAAATTTATTTTTTTATTTAGAAGTTCTATGTTCTTGCTTTATTTATTATGATTACGTTCTTTTATCTCATTTTGATCAATAATATATTTAGATGGATTATCCAAATATTTTAAAATAGTTATTATATTTTTTATGATATAATCAGCGAATTCGTATCCCTCTTTTTCAAAGTCAACAAAATCAAAACATGATATATTCTGTACGGTATAAAACATGTATGTGTGTTCGTCAATATTATCAGGAGATAGTTTCTCACAAGCACTACATATTAGAATGATAAATTTCTTTACCAATTCATCAGTAATCCAATCACATTTATATACATTTCTAAGTATTCTTAATAATACTGGTTTAAGCATACCAATATTCTTTATATTCATTGTATGATACTTATATTTTTCATTAAAAGTATTTACTGCTGAAGCATACTTATCTGTATTATTAATCTTTCTTTTATTCTTCTGAGATATATTATAAAGATATTTAATCAATGGTTGAAATGTATAAGAATTGGTATATGCTTTAGATATCTTACGATACTTTTCTGCAGCTTCTTTATTAGCAGATTCAATCTTATCAGCTTCAGCAAGTAATTCATTTTCCATACTATTTCTAGTCTTTGTTAATTGAATGTCTGCAGCGATAGATTTCAATTCTCCAAATGAACCATTAATAGATTTCTGAAGATCAATAAATTCTTCTTCCATTTCCAAATCAGATTGGAACTGAGTAAGAATCTCTTTGCATGCATCTTGAATTGATATTTCTGTAGAATTAGAATAATTCTCAACATACGTTCTTATTGCTAATGGTAGTAATTCATATACATTAGCATTTTGATTCTCTTTATATAATTTGATTAATTCAAGAACTTTATATGCATCATCATTAATCATATTATATTGCTCAGCAATTTTCTTTACAACTGTTTCTGTATATGATGGTCTTATATCTCCAAGAACCAAATCTTTAATTGTTGGTGCTTGCTCATCAATATCTTCTATTGGTATTGCTTGTTCAATCTTTCCAGTCTCCGGATTTGTAGATACGTTAGCAAGTATACCTGTAGGATTCTTTAGATTTTTATGTTGTTCTGCAGCCATAATTCTTCTAAGCCCTCTATTCTCATCTGAAAGATTTGATTCAAGAGTGTTTACAACTTTATCAATATCTTCATCAGATAAAATATTATACTTATCTGATATAAGAGTTGCTTCTTTTACAAGATTTATTGCATCTTCAGAACCAACACAATTCCAAATGCATGTAGACTTTGACCAGCCTTCACATCCACCTTGCATTTGTACAATACAAGTGTTACATTTCTTTGTCATTTTCTTTCTAATGATTTCAAATTGATTCAAGTCTTCTTGTTTTTCTGCAGCCTTTTCATTAAATACATCATTGCTCTGTACTTCATCCATACCCATTGTTTTATCCTCCAATAATATTTATATTGTTATCTTCATCTACGCATTGTTGTTGCATTGTAAGACGAATGCTGGTTATAATGATTGCTTTCTTATCAGTATTAAAATATGAATTAAAGAAATTATAATAAAAATCATTTGCATTACTCATGAATATATTCGACATAAATTCTGCAATCTTTTTATCTGCATAAATATAATTATAAATAGCCTTAATACTGATATCATATACAGACATATTAAATATTACTTCTTCAAGATTTGCAGATATAACAGCAAGCTTCTGATTCTTATAAATCTTTTTATTATATATTGTGGCAGCATTCTTATTCTTCTTTGAGTCGTTTAATCTCATTGTATCATATATACTATTTCTATTAGCAATAATAAAATTAGCATAAAAATTTACAACATTATTAAAGAAATTACTTACAAGAAAATCATAAAGTAAAGATGCTGCCGTAAACAAATCAAAGTTTTCTTCTGTAGATACAGTGATTCTATGCGGAGCACACAATCTATTTATAATTTCAATATAAGTAGTTCTCTCTGTTTCATTAATCTCATTATTTAGTCCTTCGTAATCGGCTTTTAATGCTTTAAAATTTTGATTTAATGCATTCACCATATTTGGTATTATCGTCTGATAATACCCCACTCTGTTTTTCAATTGATCTTCAAGAATATCGAATGTATATTCTCCGCTAAGATGCATCAAAACATTTGACACATCACCTTCTGTAGTGATGTTGTACATGTTATTATTTAAATTACCGTTCATTATTTATAAATAACCCCTTTCTGGTATTTTTAATGAAATGTTTAGATATTATTAAAATACCATTTTATTGTAAAAACCTTTTAATAAAATGCATAAGGGAGATAGAAATGATAAATACTAAATTATTAATTAAATTATTAAAAAAAGATAATAAAACTCTTCGTGGAAATAGTATTATTAAAATATCTAGAAAGACTAGACATTATATTGTAAATTCATTTGAAGATTTTCTTATTAATTCTAATAAATTTAATAATCATGATATAATGGTTAATCTTTTAAAACTAAATACCCAATTGACAAAAAAGAATATTACTCTTATAGAAGCATGTGATATTATACAAGATTCTATAAATAATTGTAATAAAATAAAATTAGATAAGTTTTCTAAAGAAGAAAAATATAATTTACAAAAAATAATATATGTCACCAATCTGATTAAAGATAATAAAGATAAATATATAGAAGAGGTATTCATCCATCTATTTATAAACAAATTATAATCCCTGTAGAATAAAATCTACAGGGATTTTATCTATTACATACCCATCATTCTTTGATACATTGCAGAATCATCCATTATATTATATGGATTATATGCATTATTAATTGCTTCATCATTATCCATAAATACTGAATCTGGCATTGTAAACATTCCTGCACTACCATCCTCATATACTGTATGGTATTTAGCATTATATGCTTGTCTTGCAACCTTAGAAGAATTTAATAGCATTTGTAAGGCTTTATCATCAGATTGCTTTTGTGATTGTTCCCATTCATTATATAAAGAAGTCTTATCAGATTGTAGATACTCCATTTGAGATTTTACTTGTTCATTGTCATCAATACAATCTGATATATCTATTACTTCTTCAATCATTGGGTTAAATATTTCTTCATCAGCATTATCATCGCATTTAATTGTACGTTTCTGAAGTCCCCAGTTTTCTACTAAGTTCTGTCCCTCATACCATACATATAATGCTATCAGATAAGAGAATATCTGGTCATCATGTCCATTGTCTGAATGCTCTACTTTGCCAGATCTTTTAACTTCAAGAGTTTCCAATTCATGATAAATTATCGGAGATATGAATTTATTTTTATGTAATTCCATTCTCTGTCTAAGCAATTCAATCAACATATCACGAACCTTTTTGGTTGAATCTAATCCGTATACTTTGATTCGTTGTTTTTGCTTTACTGTATGGACACCATCATATCTTTCTTCCATAACTCTGTCTTTGATTTCAAAATATAAATTTCTCTTAATTGTAGTCTTCATAAGATATGAAATTACAGATGCACCAAATCCACCATTACGCTCTACATTTACAATAGCATTTGGCATATACTTGATTACTATTTCTTGTACTACCATTGCTAAATCACCTGGACTGATATAATTACAGTTTAGACATGCTATTACATTAGTCGTTCGAGAATCTATAATAGTGATGGCAGATGAGTCTTTATAATATCCACCAGATACGTCGACACCAATTATCGGTGGATCTCTAAAGTCTACGGTATCATAAATATAAAGCTGATACAATTTACTACCAATATACTCTGTATGAATTGGTTCTCTTATTAATCCCTTTACAGTATTAAGATCTTCCTTACTAAATGGAGAGTTATCAGATACCGTAGACCATTCAAGAAGGATTTCTCTTCTAATTGTTGGCCAGTCTCTCTGAAGTTCAATTATGAGACTTCTAAGCCATTCTTCTGATAATCCTAATTGCTGATATGTGAATCTCATATAAATAAAGTTTGAAGTATCATTCTCTGAAATCATTGTATATAACTCAGACGGAGATTTATCATAGAATCCTTCATCAAACTTTATTGCATTATTTCTTATAACATTAGCAGTCTGGCCTTCCTCAGTTGTCAAATCTCCAGGAGTAGTGGATATCAAAATTCCATATGGAGCATTATTACGCTTAGCGTTTAGGGATGCAGTCTTATACGCAGGAGTAGCTGACATGTAAACATCTTTGATATGAGGTATAAACGCAAACTCATCATACCATTGTCTTGGTTGTGTACAACCTCTTCCAAGTTGGTTTGCAAGTATCTTATTTCTTGCAGATGGTAGCGTTACAACTCTGTTAAAGTTAAGTGGATGTTCAAGTGTTTCTTGTCTATCTGCTACTTTCTTCTTACTGCCATCGATATTTGTTATATCAGAAAATCTTAAATATGCTGGTAATACTTTACGTATATTCTTAAGTCTTCGTAAGTTCATCTTAGCATCTTCATGCTTCTTATTAATAAACATTATTTCTGAGTTTCTAGAACAGAAGTTAAATTCCCAAAGTAATCTACAAAGAATAGATACGGTTTTACCTTGCTGTCTTGGTAATTCAAGAAACATATTCCAGTTATTAATAAAACCAAAGTTTAATGCTAAGTTTCCTCGATGCAATTTATAACGTACACCATCTCCGGCAGATTCACCTTCTGCAGGGATTCTTACTATTTCTCTTATGAAGTACCAATAATTTGATAATACCTCATTAAGAATTCTTCCTTTATAATGGGCACTAAGTGTAGGATCTCTAGGATCTATTCTTTCAAGTTCTGGATCTAATAATAATAAATGAAATGCATTATTTACTATTCCTTTATTTTTCATAAAATAATGCATATCCAAGAATGATTTATTATTAGTATTCATTTGATAGTATACAGTATTTATTATAGTATTTTGCTGTTGAACCATATAATATAATTCCTCCTTTATAATAAAATACTTATAATTTACTATAAAGTTTTGAATTACTATATGGAAACAACCAAATACCATACATTAGATTGTAATTTGTATAAGTTACTAAATTCAATTGTATATTATAATAGTGAATAAGAAGGTAAGCTATATACCTTAATATAAATATAGCATATATTGAAAGGAAGTATAAGTATGAAATACCAAATTAATATTAATCAAGAGGCACATATTATTAGCATCGTAAATTTTCAGCAAAAAGAAGTTTTATTAATGACAGAAGGAAAGCATCCAGCAGAACAGCATTTTCATTTATTTTATAATTATTACAATTTTGATGAAATAGTTATAAATGATTTCGCTGAATCAGATATCGTGTTTATAGAATATGAAAATGGCTGTATCACTATCAACACAGACATTGAACCATGTGGTGAATCCGAGCAAAAGATTTATCATAATTATGATACCGAAGATTATGATGAATGTGTAAACTTCTGGAAGGAAGTTTACGGAAATAAAGTTTCATAAGAAATAAATTTAAGGGTAAGCAATTAAGCTTACCCTTATTTTTTTTTGTTTATAATCTCAAAATATTTGTTTTATTTACAGTTGTTTTACCCTTATGAATACCAACACATTCAAGTGGGAAGTTACATACATTATCATTTATAATCGTATTATAATCAATAAATTCTATCATCCAAGATGGTAATGTTGCATCACGTGGAATAGCAATTGCAGATATACAATCTTTATATTCTGGTTTATCCATAACAGTTAATAGAATATTGTATATATTAGGATGACTAAGTTGTATCTTATCCACATTCTTTTTATTTATATCGACTTTAATTATGAATATAGAATTACGTTTTGTTAGATCTATTGCTTCTGCATTTTCTTTAATTTCATTCCATACTAATGAAGCTTTTATTCCCTGAATTCTCATTGGATTCTCATATGCTGTAAGTGATTTAATACTTGCAGGTTTATAGTATTCTTTCTTTCCAGACGAAAGTGAATTAAATATATTTTTTTCCATACAAGCAATATCTTTTAATAGTTTTATTTGGTCAATATTTTCAGGCTTAAGAATATCTTCATATAGAATAGCTTTAAGTTTCTTTCTTGAAGCATCATTAAGCGTAGACTTATCGATACTAAGTCCTTTAGTATCAAGTTGTTTATTTAATGGAACTTTCTTTCCTTCTTGTAGTTCCATAATAGAAGCATAGTTCTTCTTTACATCAAGAGCCATAAGTCTCTTAAATAAGAATTCATTCTTCATTATAAGAAGGCACTTCTTTCCATCTACATATGAATTAAATCCTTTTGTTACTTCTATCATATAATCATTAATAATTTTACCTAAAGCATAAGCCATAATATTAATAGATGAATGTCTAAAGTTATCTTGAACAGTCATTACAGTTATTGGATTAACCATATGATCCATTTCTACCATTTCATCATCATAGAAGTCATAATCATAATCTGGTTCAACTTCATTAATCGGTTTATAATAATGCACATCAAGTATTGGGTCATCTTCATATCTTGGATCTGCATCGATATCATCAATGATTTCTATTGGATTATATTCATACATTTTTATTGGCATATTCATATTCTCTGTAATCTTAAGACAGAATCTGAACCATGCATCAAGACTTATTATACAGCTATCTGTATCTTGAACTATGATAATAGACTTTGGCATATATTTAAATTTGTCATACTTGTCAATAATCTGATGCTTATAATATACATAATCCATTAATATATCTGTAAACAATTCTAATTCATTTTTAATTTCTTTTGGTGCTTTATTTGGATCTACATACGGAGAATTTAATCTACAAAGCATATCTGTAATCATATTCATTACTTTAGAATTATTTACAAATTCATATAGATTATTCTTGTAGTATAATCTATTCAATATCTCTTGAGATTGCTGAGAAAGAATATTAAATATAATCTGGCATTCTTGTTCTGTTGGAATAAATCCACATGTAGTCATTATCTTATAGAAGCATTGTCCTAAAGAAATATTATTATCAAGAATATCAATATCTTTATATTTTCTATTTTCATGAATTATATTATGAATGAATGTAATTATCTCATCTACATACATAAATTTAACATTGTTTGCAAGAAACATTTCAAACTGCAATCCTGCGGCGGATATACATGTTCTTCCCTGAGCTGTTATAGATGCTGCTACATATAGATTGTAGAACATACAAGTGTACTGACCGAGTGCTCCATATATTCCATTAGTATCAATCTTTGTAAGTAATTGAAGAAGATTATATTTCTCATAGTCTTCACTACCCTTTGGATATTTGAACATTTCGAGTTTAAGTTCATCTCTAGAGTTCATGAATACTTCCATCATTTTACCTAATGGATTCTGAGTATCAGCATGCTTCTTAAACATTACTCCATATGCAGTAATGATTGGCTCTCTTGTAATAATATAATCTGCTAATGAAATCAATGATATTTCAGAAGTAATCTTTTTATAGTTATTATTTATTGTAACCTGATGGTCTTTGGTTCTTTTAATAATTGATAAATCTACTGCAGCTTCACATTCCTGATATGTAATACCAGGAAAAGAATACTGAAGCATTTCAACTGCAACTTTCTTATATTCTTGTATTATTCTAGGCATATCATCCATAAATTCTTTACCTCTCATCTATTTTATTAATTATTTGTGGATATTAATATAAATTTGTAATTTATACAGTTTATTTATTGCTTAATGCTTAGAACATTTTAATAAATAAAATTAATGATTTTCAAGGAGGAATTTATTATATGTCAGTATTTAATGAAGCAAACAGAATTCCAGATGATGGGATTGAATTGAGCGATACTTTTATGGAAGCTTGCCTTTATGATGAACTTTCCCATCTTGATGAAGAAACAAGAATGGACTTTATCAATTCAGAAGAAGCTGAAATCATGGTACAAGAAGGAATGATTTCAAGAAAGTCTCTTGTTAAGCTTACAAAGAATGATGACCTTTCAAGACGTACAACAATGGCGGCTTTTGACATGGCTAAGAAGAATAATGATGCAATGTGGAAGCAGCTTGTTGAACTTCGTAAGAAAGAAAAGAAGCTTATCATTGCAATTGTAAAGAAATATGCTTCTACAGCTCGTAAGACTGCTATTGAAGGACAGAAAGAATATGTTGCTAACAACAAATCTATCTTCACTAAGTCAGGTATCAATAAGGCGGCTAAGGATGCTAATAAGGCATACGAAATGGACAAGAATCAGGCTGCTGGTAAGTCTAAGTGGCTCTTTAATGGTGGAAAGAAATTTTCTGCACCATCCGACAAGTAATAATATTAAACCAGATAGGATTATTCCTATCTGGTCTTTTATTGTCAATTTGAAATATATATTATATAATTGAACTTTTAATAAGTATAAAACTTAAATATAAGAAAAGGAAAGTGAAGGTGTTTTAATGTTTTATCAAAATAATACAAATGCTAAAACAAATAATTTAACTAATTATGCGAACTATGGTCCATTTGCTAATTATGCAAAAAATGGGACTGTAGTAATTAATACTGCTGACATTTGTTCAGAAGAAATGTGGGGATACTATTTTAGTAGTATTCTTAATGTATTCCGTGATGGAATAGAAACGGATTTAATAAGAAATAATCTTATCGATATTGTATTTGCTGATGGTGTATCTATAAGATTATCAGCACCAGATTTATTTATAAATATTATAATGTGGTATCTTAATATTAAAATTGGAAAAACTATAACTTCTGATTTATTATTCTTTGAAGAGAATATTACAAGAGAATCTATTAAAAGATATATTGATGATAAATTCATATCTATTAATAGAAGATACATTGATAATAAGATACTTAATACTACAATAGATACTTGCTTATATCATATAAAGTTTATAGATGAATTTGCATTCTATTTGTGCAATACAATAAATCTTGAAGACTTTATTGATTTAGCAAATGATAATAAAGAATTCTACGATGCAATGCATTCTACGTATGAAAATGTTGCATTGAGTGATATAAAGAAAGTTGGAATGAACCATACACTTAAAGCTGTAGACATTATTAAAAATTCTAAGCATTGTCTTGCAGATTCATTAAGATCTGGAGAGGGTGTAAACATTAAACAGTTTAGAGAGTTTGCAATAAATATTGGTGTTAGACCTGATGGACAAGGTTCGGTATTTCCAATACCAATTCAAAACAACTTTCTTACTGGTGGTGTAAATAATTTAGCAGCGCAGATGATTGAATCTTCTAATGGCCGTACAGCTCAGATACTAAGTAAGATGAACGTATCTAAATCTGGAGACTTTGCTAGATTATTGGGTTTAAATAATCAAAATTCATATTTACATTCAGATCCAGATTATATCTGTGATACTCATAATTTTGAAAAGGTTATGGTAAGAAATAAAAAGGTTCTTCAAATGATTGAGAATAGATATTACAGATTTAGTCCTAAAGGACAAGAATATTTTATAACTGCTAAAGATACACAGCTTATTGGGCAAACAATTTATCTAAGATCCCCAATGTGTTGCGCTTCTGCATCTAGAGGACAAGGTATCTGTTATAGATGCTATGGTGATTTAGCTTTTGCTAATAATCTTATAAGCATTGGTAAATTCGCTGCAGAGCAATTATCATCTCAGCTTACACAGAAACTTCTATCTGCAAAACATATTCTTGAAGCATCTGTTAAGAAGCTTAAATGGATTCTTAGTCATAATATAAAATTTGATGATGTATTTGAAGTTGAATTCAATACTATTAAGATTAGAGAAGATGGAGACTTCGATGGATGGAAATTATTAATATACAGAAATGAAATATATCAAGAAGATGAATTTGATGATTTTGAATTTAATGAATATGTATTTGAAATAGTATTACAATCTCCGCAGGGTGAGCAAATTAAATTCAGTATAGAAAGTGGAGATAATATTTATATTACTGGATATCTGAATGAAATGGTTAGAGCTTATAATGGAGCAAATGATATTATAAGTATTAATCTTTCTGAACTTACAGAACCAATATTCACTGTTGTAGTATTTAATAATGAACTTACACAAACACTTGAAAGTATTACTAAGACAATTAATGTATCTAAAATTACGCAGTCTCATGACAAAGATACAATACTTCAGTCTTTACTTGATTTAATTGTAGAATCCGGATTAACACTAAATTCTGTTCATGCAGAAGTTATTCTATCTAACCAGATAAGAGATAGAGACGATGTCCTTGAATTGCCTCAATGGGAATATCCTGATATCCCTTATAACCTAATTACGTTGAATCAGGCACTCAATGATAATCTATCTATCACTACTTCACTGTTGTATCAGAAAGTTAGCAAGGCATTATATAATCCATTGTCTTATAAGAAGCATAAACCATCCGTAACAGATTTGTTCTTTATGGAAAAACCACAGAACTTTATCAATAGCAAAGAAAATATAACTGTTAATAAAATACAATCAGATAAAGAATAAGCAACAAATAATATGTGGTAGAAATAATTCTACCACATAAAACTTATTTTATTATAAAGGAGTTTTAATTATTATGGAAATGAATGAAATTATTGAATTATTAAGAAAAGATAGAGATTCTGATAAAATACCTTGGATATATATATGTAGATATAAAATATTATCAGAAGAATTCATTAGAGAATTTTCTGATAAAGTAAATTGGTGGGCTATATCTAGATCTCAGAAATTATCAGAATCATTCATAAAAGAATTCAAAGATAAAGTAGCTTGGAGCTATATATCTGAATATCAGAAATTATCAGAATCATTCATAAAAGAATTCAAAGATAAAGTAAATTGGTGGGCTATATCTAGATCTCAA